ACGGGATGTCTAAGAAACTGCTAACATATGCCTCGCCCGAATTCCAGACCGAATTCCAGACCGAAACCCAGACCGAATTCCAGACCGAATTCCCGACCGAATCCCAGACCGAATCCCTGACCGAATTCCCGACCGAATTCCCGACCGAAGCCCTGACCGAAGCCCTGACCAAATTCCCGACCGAAACCCTGACAGAAGCCCTGACAGAAGCCCATGATTTCAACCAGTCAATCTGTTCGTCGGTCACACGTTCTACTGCCGGAAGTTCAAACGGATTCACAATCGGCTTGATAATCAGCGGCTCGACGATTGTCTTGAAGTCCAGTCTGTTTGCCCACTTTTCAGCCGCCTCGCTGTCATCACGGTTGCTGTTAATCTGGTCAACCGTGAACGCCTTTGTCAGCGGATTGAACTCGTACTTGTTGCATCTGTCTTCGTTCAGTTTGAAGTGCGCACAGATATGAGAATGGCTGTCCACTCCATCGTCGTCAAGATTTGCCTTGCGATACTCCCAATCGAAGTGGTAATACTCCGCTGGGTGACCAACTGGGTCTGTTACGAAACTAAAGAATTGACACATTATTCACGCTCCTTCCATTCGGTGACGAGAGCGGGCAACTTTCCGTAAAATTGACAAACATATATTGCGGAGAAATCTCGCCTGTTCTGCCATAAATACTTTTCGATTCTCATCTCACATCCTCTCTACAATCCACACACTAATCCGATAAACACACCCAACACAATCAGGGCAAGCAACACGCCCGCAAAAACAAGGCAACAACACGTAAGAGGTGAGGGGTCAGGATTCATTCCACACCTGCTTTCGCTTCCAAATCGGCGATGTAATTGAAGAGGGTTTTGCGGCGTTGCTGATATACTTCAAATGCCGCGTCCTTTTTTTCGCACTGCTTGAACAAATCAGGTTCTTCATCGAGTATTCGCATGTATCGTGTATACGCACTGGCGAATTCGTATGCCAAATCCTGTGCCTCCAAACTAACCATCATTGACCGCAATTCTCAAGGCTTTCTTAAATTTCTCACTCATATCATCCTCCTTCATGCTTTCCTCACGCTTACACTTGGATTGCCTTCCGTTCTGAACTGTTGGATTTCAGGGTGCGCTAACGCATAACCGTCTAACGCTTTGGTATCCCAACTGACACGTGGCTTGGACCATACGAAGCTGTGGTAAGTTCCTTTGACCGTGCGACCAGCGGATAAAACTTCCTGCTTGATGTCGGCTTCGAGCATTGATTTTTGTTGCGAAAGTGTGTCAACTTTTGGTTCAAATTCCGCGTCAATTTCTGCCAGTTTTTCTTTGATTTCTGGTGTCAAAACTTCGTCAATTAGTGCCTGTTTTTCTTGATGAATCAGGTCAATTCCGAACCCGATGTCTGAATATTTTTCAATCTTTTCGTAAATGTCCATCTCAATCCTTTCTATTGCTGGTCTACAACGCCGGCCAGCAGGCTGCGGTAAAGGAGAGGGAAACCCGCTCAATTTTTTCTTGGTATAAAACCACTAATCCAACCACGCCCATCACACATATCGCACTTGTAAGGCGTGTTCTCGATCGGGTCAATTACACCCTTGCCTTTACAATTAGGACACCACTCAAGTTCTGCTGCTGCGATTAGTTTTTTTGCGTTTTGGTAAAGAGTCCTGTACTTTGCGGCTATTTCCCCTAACATATATTTGTCCATCTCAGTCTCCTTTCTCTAAAACAAATCCGAATAATCCTGCGCTTGTGCTCCCTCGCTCTTCGGCGACAAAAAGGTAACGCGCCTTGCCAAAACTTCAAACACCGCGCTCCACGTTCCATCCTTGCGTTGGAATACACGCGGGTTGCCAGTCGCCTTGTCAGGTGCGAATGAGCCGGTAACATGAACAACACTGCCTTTGTGCAAAAAACTTCCACACGTTTCCGCCAGCTTATCCCATGCAGTGATACGCACCCACACGGTTTTATCTTTGCCTCCGTCAACCGCAATGTCGAAGTTCGTCACCGCTGTTCCGTCAGGGGCGTACCGATTTTCTGGGTCTCTGCCCAGCCTGCCAATCAATTCGATGTTTTGGTACATTCTTTCGTCTCCTTATATATTTTTCTGAATTTATCCGTTTGCGTTTCCGGTGCTGCACGGACGATCCCAATCTCTTTTTTAATCACGTTCAGTGATGGCGGTTTATTGTCCTGCTTATACCGCCAGTCACTTTGCCAACGCTTACCGAATTCGTTCACGTTCTGGAACGAATATCCGGCTTCGCGTAATTCCTTTGCCGCTCGAACAATCTGTCCGGCGTTGGACTTGATTTTCATGTCCATCCCAGTCAGCTTTTCTAAAGCGATTACCATTTCCTTATGCTCGTTACCACCTGCGACTTTAGGAGCAGGTGTATCTTTAGTTAATTCAGTAATTGGTTCGTTCAGTTCTTTGTTAAGTAAGTAATTAGTAGTTGCAGGTTTTCCGTAATCGGATTTCCCGTAATCGGGTTTTCCGTTTACGGGTTTTCTGCTTACGGATATTTCATTTGCGGGCATTTCGTAAACCATGTATTGATAGCCCGCAAAATTACCTTTCTCATCCCGCATCTGCTCACGCCTGATGTAGCCTTCGTTCTCCAACTCTTTTATTCCACTGGAGATTGCAGTTCTACCATCGGTGGCTCTGTTTTCTAAATCCTGAACGTATACCTGCCAATCATCTGGCATGGATAGCAGAGTTGCGAGTATTCCCCTTGCCTTGAACGATAATGCCGCGTTTCGCAGGGCGTGGTTTGACATCACAGTATAACTATCCCTTTTGGCTACTCTGATTATCATCCTGCTGTCCACCTTACGATAATTCGTCATAGAGCATATCCAATTCGGTTTCAGCGTGTTCAGCCAGTAGGTAAAACTTCGATTGTGAATCCCATGCTGGTTTTAACCATGCCAGCGCCGCTGAAATCATCTGTGGGCTAACGCCTTTGATTGTTTCTGATCCGAACAGGGAGTTCTGCACTTTGTGACGGAGCGCTTCATCGCTATCAGCCCACTGGTTCAACACGCCCACCAACGTTTGCACATCCTCTTTGCTTGCCGGCTGTGACCGCTCTGCCATCTTGAGCAACGCTTGCCGCAGCTGCTCCGGCTTGTACGGGCGGGATTCCTTGCCACCTCTTGGCGTGCCCTTTGGAGCGGGTTCGGCTTGTGGTGCTTGCCTTTGTTTGGGCGGTGACTGCGTAACTGCATTGCCGTCAGTATCTTCGTCTGCGTACAATCCGAATGCGCTTGCCAGTGCATAGCGGCGCAGGTACGAAATGTACTTGCCCGCTTCCTGAATAAGGTTTGCTTGCTTCATTTGCCCTTTTGAGTTTTCTGCAAATTCACTGGGGAGCGTGACTAAAATCCGTTCGCTTATGTACTCGCCGGATTCGTGAAGTATAGTGGTTTCAACGCCGATCCCGCCATCCTCCGATATTGGCATCTGCGTCCATGCCAGTCCGACATCAGGGGCAACCGACTTAATCGTGTCGATAACTGCTCCCAGACTGGCGTACTTCGAGTTGTAATAAGGATTCTGTGCGTCAAACGCCACCGGCTTTGCCAATGCCTGAAACTTGATCAGGCTCTGGGTCAGGTTTTCAATGCTTTCGCTTTTTTTCATTTCATTCCTTTCTTATTTTTGACTTTCATTTTGGAGTCTACTATAATCTCGGTACATCACAGTCTCCAAACTCTTTGATGTGAAGCCGCCCTTTTATTCCTTTCAGGGCGGCTTCAACTTTTATTCCGCTCGCAATTCCCGTAAATAATACTGCCGGATCGCTTCACGGATAACGACTGACATCGGTTGCGCTTTTTGCTTACTAATTGCCCGTAGCATTGATTCAGTTTTCGGGTCGATTTTGAAGTTGAATAGCTTTTTTTTCAATGGTATCTCCTTTCTGTTATTAGTATATCCGAATTCTTTACTGCCGTCAAGAAACTGGTGCTTCTACCCAGCCCTCGTCAAAAAGAGCTTGCACCGCTTTATCAGCTAATACTGAAGCAGGGAAGCTGTCGCCAGTGGCGATAATCCAGTCTCCAACCTTAACATTATGCCAAGATTTACTTTCTGGAATATAAACCTCAGCCGATATTGACGAATCGGGATAGTAGTTATACATAACGCTTGCTTTTTCTCCCAACCAGCGCATGATTTCAATGTGGTTATCACCTGTAAATTGAATCCCTGAGATCCTCTTGGTGATGGTCTTTGACAATTCGATTTTGTTGTTGTTCATGTTAGTTCCTTTCGTTATTTAGTTTGCAGGCGATGTAGCCCGCAATAAAAGCTCCAATTATGATAATTGCTTCGTAGAGGGTCAGCATGGCTTATCTCCTTTATTTGCTTTGGCGACAAAAGCGTCTCGCCTTTTTTTGCTGTCAAACTTCCAAACCGATTGTTCTTGCTTATTAGTTGCATAGAAAGTGCGGATATCATCGTCTTGTTCCATGCCAATTCTTTGTAATATCTTTTTGGCTTTTGTGGAGCTAATTGCCTTCATCTCAACCCTTGCACAAACAAATCGTAGTCTGAAGTTGCAAATTTGGGGAGAGGCATGTCGATTTCAAGCCCCTCTTGAAGTTCAGCGGGGTATTCAAAAGGGTAAAGCATTTCGGTATTGCGATCGAGAAACTTCAACGACCTGTCGATTACTGCCACCGCCTTTTTGCGCTCTTCGTACCCGAATTGCATAACGATTTGCTCCACACTTGCTCGATTTTGTTTTATGAGTGCGATTCCAAATTTTGAGTTGTTCATCTCAATTCCTTTCTTTGCGTGTACCATGCGCAACCCGGATTTTGATTATCAGTTGCCGGGCTGAATGTAATGCCCTTGATTTGAGTAGTAATAATTCCAGCGCACCTCGCACTGGTGA